CACGGTAGTGGTTGGGCTAGAGGCGATGGCGAAGTTATAGGAGTAGCAGTATCTGCTGGAGCTGACTCATGGTACTTCCCAATACGACACCAGAACGGTGGTAACCTTGACCCCAAACAAACACTCGCATGGGTAAAAGATTTATGTAGTGTTGACCGTGATTATATTATGCACAATGCTTTGTATGATGCTGGATGGTTATGGCGAGAGGGTATTGATATAAAAGGTAGGATTATTGATACCATGATAGTAGGAGCATTACTTGATGAAAATAGATTTAGTTATGCTCTAAATGCACTTGGTCGTGATTATCTAGGTGAACGTAAGAATGAAGCAGAACTTAATGAAGCCGCTCAGTCTTTTGGAGTCAATGCTAAAAGCGAGATGTGGAAACTTCCTGCTCACTTTGTTGGTGCTTATGCAGAACAAGATGCAAGTTTAACATTAAAGTTATGGAAACGGTTCCAGACTGAAATGGCTAAAGAAGATATTAACGATATATTTACACTAGAAACTAATGTGCTCCAAGTCGTATTAGCTATGCGAAAACAAGGAGTTAGAGTAGATTTAGAAAAAGCAGAAGTGTTAAAAGATAGACTAGAAAAGCAAGAGCAAGAAGTATTAGCTTCTGTAGGTGGTCAGGATATTGATATCTGGGCGGCTCAGTCTATTGCGAAAGCATTTGATGAAGTTGGGCTGAAGTATCCTAGAACGCAAAAGATAGATGCACCAAGCTTCACTAAAAACTTTTTAGCTAACCACGAACATGAGTTACCTCGTGCAGTCGTTAGGGCAAGGGAACTAAATAAAGCTAGAACTACATTTATTGATACAATACTCAAACACCAACATAATGGTAGAATATATGCCGAAGCTCACCCTCTGCGTAGTGATGGTGGTGGCACAGTCACTGGTAGATTTAGCTATACTAATCCAAACCTTCAGCAAGTTCCAGCTAGGAATGCTGAGATAGGTCCAATGATACGTAGTTTGTTTTTACCAGAGGAAGATAGTTTGTGGGGGGCGTTTGATTATAGTAGCCAAGAGCCTCGACTAGTTGTTCATTATGCTGGATTAATGAAGTTTACTGGTGCAGAAAAGTTTGTTGCTGAGTATGCAAAAGATAAAATGACTGACTTCCATCAACTCGCGGCAGATATTGTTGGAGTTCCTAGGAAACAAGCAAAAGATATTAACTTAGGTCTGTTCTATGGAATGGGTAAGAATAAATTAGCAGAGCAGTTAGGTTTGGAGTATGAAGATGCACAAGAACTCTTCGCTGAGTACCATGCCAAAGTTCCTTTCGTACAAGAGTTAGCCACGTTTGCTATGAATAAAGCAAGTAAGAAAGGTGTAATACGAACATTGTTAGGTCGTAAGTGTAGGTTTGATAAGTGGGAACCAAACATGTACGGAACATTTAAACCACTGCCTTATGAAGATGCGTATGCTGAACATGGTCCAGCTATCAAAAGGTGTTTTACTTATAAAGCCCTCAACAAACTTATACAAGGCTCAGCCGCAGATCAAACTAAACAAGCAATGGTCGCTTTACATAAAGAAGGAATATTACCAATGATACAAGTACACGATGAACTTGACATAAGTGTAACAAGTGAAAAGCAATGTAAACAAATACAAGAAATTATGGAAGAGTGTGTAACTCTACAAGTGCCAAGTGTAGTAGATGTTGAGCTTGGTAATAGTTGGGGTGAGGCAAAACAGACACTCAGCGATAAACCGTGGACAAGGGGGTTAAGTAGTGGACACAGTGAGCAACCAAATTAATTATGATAAGATTGAAACTATATATGATGCACAATTTATTAATCGGTATCACACCGTACCACTTGGCGGATTGAGGCAAACTGTGGGTGCTCACTCTTATGCTGTCGTAGTTTTACTAGACCAACTATGGGATAACTGCTCCAAGAATCTGTTACTCTCTGCCCTCTACCACGATGTGCCTGAGATAGTATTAGGTGATATCCCAGCGACGGCTAAGTGGGAATACCCTGAGGTAAAGAAAGCATTTAAAAAAGCAGAAGACAAAGTAGCTAAGGATCTAGGTATAAACTTTGTGTTAACAGAACGTGAAACAAACAGACTTAAAATGGCAGATATGCTAGAGTTAGTCATGTACTGTCATAAACTTAATGATAGTAATCCTCGCATGAAACTTATTATGCAGACTGGGGTTAACTATCTTATGGATAATTACTCTTCGCTCTCTGACTTTGAACCAGTCAGGCAAGTATTACGACATTTAAAATTAATCATTTGAACACTTAGGTGTTTACATTTTTAAAGTCCTGCCTTTATAATATAGCATATTTGTAATAAAGGAGGTTTACTATGGATTTACAAATTATTGATTGTTGTATTTGCCACAAGCAAATAGAACCAGACCGTACCGAAAGTGGTGAAATATATTGGACACAAGGTAATGATGCCATGCCAATACACGACGGTAGATGTTGTAACAAGTGTAATGCAGAGATTGTTGTCCCTGCTAGGTTTACTGAAATTAAACTAGGAGGTGGCACATGAGTATCAATCAAGAAATGGCTGAAGTATATGAAGAGTACTTGCGTGACCACATACAAGAATATGTGGTTACTGAGTTTTTAGGTAGAGGTAAATATAAGAAAACACACTTCAACCTAAATGAAGGTTACAAAGCTCAACAGTTTGTTGACCAACTAAAAGAGCAAGGTGGCAAAGCTATGCTCTACGGTATTTCATTACCACCTGATCGCACTCTACCTATTCAGGTGACACTATGAACATATTTATGTTGGATAGCAGTATGGACAAATGTGTTCAGTATCATTGTGATAAACACATTGTCAAAATGCCATTGGAAACTACGCAGATGGTTTGTACAATCGCACGAAAGCTAGGTCTCAATCCACCATACTTACCAGTTCATGCCAAGCATCCATGCACTCTGTGGGGTGGTATGAACAAACGTAACTTCGTATGGTTGCGAATGTTTGGGATAGCACTTTGTCACGAATATACTTTCAGGTATGGCAGGAAGCATGACTGTGAAAATGTGTTGTATGATGTTGATTGTCAGTGCTGGGATTATTTACCACATGGTGATTATACTGACCCACCACAAGCTATGCCAGATCAATACAAACACCCTGATGTGATTGAAGCTTATCGCAGATATTACTATTTTGAAAAAAGTCGGTTTGCTAAATGGACAAAGCGACCCAAACCATTTTTTATGGAGGAAGGATATTATGAAGCCCTTAGAGCCTAATTTTGAAATATATGACCTTAACGGTAAGTTTCTTGTTCGTTATGTGAAACCACAAGATACTTTTGCACGAAGACATGTCACTGACAGTATGGAAAATGCTTTGAGGTTTATACAATCTTTTTATGAAAAACCTAACACTAGTCGTGTTGTGCAGTTTAAAAAAACCGATGCTGATAAACCACGCCACCCATACGATCGTGATGATGACTTTTGGGAAAACCAAGAAGGTATGACTACACAAACTCAATATGATTTTACATTGGAGCAGGATGATGACAAAACTGACTGATGAAGTATGGCAAGACTTTTATGATTTTGTTTTACAAAATGCTTGGGATAAAAACCCCAAGAGTAAAATAGAGTTAGCTAGAAAGTATGGCGTCCGTATAAATACTATTAGTAGATGGATTGATAAGTTTAAACTGCATAAGTATATCCGTGATGGTAGGTCTGGTGTTCACTCACACAATAAAGTAGATAGGAACTTGCAGATATACGAGGACTACTGGAAAGGTCACAAGACTCTTGCGAAGTTAGGTGCAGAGCACAACATGTCACGTCAACGTGTTCATACCATCGTGAGAACTATGGAACAACACAGATTAAATGGACAACTTTAAACTTGTACTCATGCATCTATTTGGTACTATTAATTATATATTAACAATGTCTCGTAGAAAGGGGATAACATGAAAAATGCAATGCAATCAGATGCTAAAATACGTCAGCATCTACCAAAGCAAGTGGCTCCTGGACCACTCTCACTCGCACAAGAGTGTATGGAATTGAGTACTAAAATCCAAGTACTTACGGAGGATTACTTATTCACTACTATATTTATGGAGTATATTAAAATGAAAGATCCTGCCTTGTACAATCAAGGCAGGATAGTTGCTGAAGCTACACTTAAAAAGGATGCAGAACAATGAGGCATACTTTTAAAGTTACCTATCCCGATGGGGATATGGAGTATTGGCATAACTCAATAGCTGAAGTTATACCTGAGCTGAAGCGTGTACAAAAGCTTCATGATGATAAAGTGCAAATTGATTTAGTTCCATGGATGCCATCGGCTCCGTGGGGTTATCATAAACCAGTTGTAAAAGTTTCGGGGAGGAGGGAACGCTCCTTTCGTAAAACACGACGGTGAGTAGCGTGTTGAAGGGTGTGGATGCACATGTAGAGTGGCTCCCAGAGGGTAGTAATGATCCCGTTATGAAACGCATCTGCATGTGGACGCCTTGTAACGTAATGAGTTGGAACAGCTCATATAGGCTGATGGTTTCGTTCCCTCGTTAAAAAAGGTTAGCAACCGAATCCACACCATACTCACACTTATATTAATCTATTATAGAAAGGAATAGTAATGTCAGTAACAATAAATGGTAGTCGCAGTAGAAGCGACCAACAACCTAGACGTATTGTGTCTACTCGTATTTTAATACAATGGAATGATTCACCTAAGGAAGAAGTAAGTCACCACGACATGCCTGAGGGTGTAGCAGAAAGTTATGACCGTTGGTTAGCTATGATCGAGGATGAAGAAAATGCAAAGAGGGGCTTATGATTTGTTGGGCTATCGTAATATTATTTATCGTTTGGATATTTTTGTAATACCTCAGGCACTATCACTTGGTATAATTAAGTATAGCAAACAACAAGGAGGTCGCTATGCAAGATGAAAAACAAACAGTGCAATCTGTGATTATTAAGGGCGAGGAAACTATTAACGATCTTAAGTACATACAAGAAATGATACTTTGTAATAAAGGTATCAAAGTCGGTTTGCAACAAGTCGTTAACCACTTAATCCACCACTACTTAAAGGAGCGTTGATATGGGTATACCAATAGAAGGTGAAACGTATTTAGAAGCGTTAGAAGGTCGTGACCTTATGTACCATTTACTTGACTTATATGATAAATGTGAAATAGAAGGTGACAGCCTCACTCAGTTTATGTGTGACAACATAGACGAGCAAAAAGTAGTTGATTATATAAAAGAAGAATTAGGGGAAAGGATTAAAGATTATGACGATACCTAATTATATGGGTATTGATCTACCCACACTTGAACGTGCCGTAGTTAGATGGCACTATGATCGCAACCTGATTGAGGGTAGCACCGATCAGGCACAACTAGCGAAGCTCACCGAGGAAGTCGGTGAGTTAGCAAGAGCGTTGCGTAATGAAAAACCATTAGCCAACTATCAAACGGCTGATGCTATTGGTGATATATTAGTTGTATTGATTAATATAGCAGAACGTAATGCTCTTGATTTACGAGTATGTTTACACAGAGCGTTCAACGATATTAAAGAACGTAAAGGTAAATTAGTTGATGGCATTTTTGTAAAGGAGGAAGCCGATGGGTAAAGTAAAACAGTTATGGCAAGATGAGATTGATAAAGCCATTGGTGAGTACCATGATGAAGTCAGTCTAGATTTTGGTTACGCTAAAGAAGCTGAAGCATTGCAAAAAGCTATGAAAAGATTAGTTAGCAAACTTCATGCTTGTGGATGTACTACTGACCACATTGAGCAAATAGTAGATACCGAATGCCCCTAAACGACGAACTTGATGATATCCTTAGGGAGTTTGCCGAAGCTCAAGGTATAAAGATGGAAGAGGTTACAGTTGAGCCTCTTCCTAAACTTACTACGACTCCCCTACCACCACTCAAGTATCGTGCTAAACATTTGATTGATGATGGAAGTGGTGCAAAGACTGTTAGAAATAAACGTAAAAAGAAAAAGTATAAGAGGAAACAAGACCCTTACATACGGTCAGCCAGACTGCAAGAAACAAACAATAGTAAATCAAACTATAACATGTTCACTGCAACGACTGAAAAACAGATTGACCCATACCACCGTGAGTCAATATTACATTGTACATTAGATGAAGTACCAAGATGTTATTGTTGTGGAGCTCCGCCCCCGAACATTGGCGAGTTCTTTTACTCTATGTTCACATTGATTTATAAGTGTGATTCGTGCTACAAAGTATTCCCTCATTATTTCTCCATGAGAAAAGCTTATAATCAACAGACAAAATAATGGTACCTCATGGTATATCATGGGTTATTATTAAATTATAAAGTAAATTTAACATCAAAGGAGTAAATCATGTTTGAACGTGCAAAAAAGTTCTTCCAAGGTTATATCAAAGATCCTGCTAAACATGGCTATGTTGATTGGTCTGTCAATGAAGTACAAGAAATAAAAAATGTATGGACTTGGTTACCAGATGACATTAGTCAATGGACTATTATACGCAGTCCAATTGACCCAATGCCACAAGCAGAAGCTATTTGGATAATGTATGAAAACTGGAATCATGAAACCATCACACGCACTTGGTTTTGTAAAGAGTCTGCTGAGCTAGACGACTTCATTTTAACAATTAGAGCAAAAGGTTTATAGGAGGTAGCAATGGGATATGTAAATTTTAGTCAAGCAGAAATACGCATGATGGCTTCTAATATGTACTCATATAATAGGAAGTATCATGCTTGTATGTCACCAGATGAAAAGTACAATTACAATAATATTTTGAGTAAGTTAGGATCACCCAAATCTAATGGTAGTCCTTGGGATGGTCACTATCCATATATTTATGGTGATTTATCAAAACGTCTTCATCAAAACACATTTGCTAGTTTGGAGGCATACCAAGAAGCTGTCAAAATAGGAACAAACTATGATGGCGATAAAATGGCTGACTATTGTTGGTTTGTAGAAACAGAAGTTCCACCATATCATGAGGAGGTAGTACATGCAGTATGAGGTAAGAACCATGCCAGATGGGGTGTATGTGGTAGTGGCTGATGGCAAAACAGTCACCCAACATAATTCGTATGCCGACGCACAAAGGGTCTCGGATCATATGAATAAATTAGCAGATTACAAAAAAGAGCAGAGTTTGCTATATAGTACTGAATTGAAATCAGAGTGAAAAACAAAATCAGATATTATAATATACAATATCTTAATATCGATTATTTCCGTTTCGCGACAACAAGTGGAGTTCTTCGGCGACGATTAGATTTCACTTGTTGCTTCTATTAAGCAGAGTTATATAATATAGATATGGCAAGAGCTAAAGTAACACACCGACCTAAACTAGAAGTGGTCGCTAATCCTAAAGTAAGTTTTGGATTGACACCCAAGCAAGAAAAGTTTTGTAAAATCTACGCTACTCAGGAAGTAACACAGACTGAGGCGGCGATTGAAGCAGGATACGCTAAGTCAAACGCTCATGCGATTGCTAGTAAGATGCTGAACGGCAGGGACTTTCCACAAATTTTGGATAGGATACATCAACTTAAGATTGAACTACAACAGAAGTACGAAGTCACTTTTGAAAGTCACGTTCGTAAACTATCACAAATACGAGACGATGCGATGGCTAACCAAAATTACGCATCTGCTGTCGCCGCTGAAAAAGCTAGAGGTCAGGCGGCTGGATTATATAT